ATGGTGGTTACGGACGGACAGACGCTTGTTGAGGGTACGGTTCCTGATGACACGGCGCTTTCTAGCGTTAACGTGACATCGACGATTGTGCAGTATGGTAACTACACCAAACTTACTGACCTGATCAGCACCGTTGCAATCGATCCTGTCGCTAAGTCTGCGATTGACATTCTTGGTTATAACGCTGCTCTTAAGACGGACACGGTTATTCGTGACCATCTCGACGGCGAAGGCGCTACGCAGTATGCGAATGCCAAGACCGCGTTGTCTGATGTTGGTACTGGTGATCTGTTGAAGGCGAAAGAGTTTCTTAAAGCAGCCACCACGTTGAAATCGAATGCTGTTCCTACCCGTTCTGATGGCTGTTATACTGCTGTCTGTCATCCTGCCGTTCTTTATGATGTAATGAACGACACGGCAACGGGTTCTTGGATCGATATCAACAAGTACACGGATCGTGAACATGCGTATAAGGGCGAAGTTGGTAAGGCGTATGGCGTTCGTGTGATCGAATCTCAGAACATGAGTTCAGTTGCTGAAGGCACGAGTGGTAGTGCGACTGTATTCAATACGCTGGTCCTTGGAGAAAACTGCTTTGCTATCATCGAGCTGAGCGGTCAGAACCTGAAGACCTTTATCAAGCAGGCTGGTTCTGCTGGTACTGCTGATCCTCTCGACCAGGTTTCCACGGTCGGTTACAAGATGACGTTTGCAGTTCAGTATCTTGGTGGATCGGATGCTTTTGATACGGATCGACTGATCAAAATCAAGTCTGGTACCGCTTCAGGTATCACCTAAGGATAAGCTAGGTTCCCCCCCTAACCAAGCTGCCAAGACCCCGCCTCCTCTCATAAGGGGGAGGTGGGTAATCTTGGTCTATGAGGTATTTATGTATGCAAGAGAGCTTGAAAGAAAACTGAAGAAGCAGAATCTTGGGCTATGGATGCACTGGAGAGATGCAAAGCCAGACTATGGTAAGTTCGGTACAGTTGGATTGTACTGGAATAAGGACTATATCTGTGCTTGTCCTCTCACTGATATGCCTGAGAAGACTGTTATGGATGGACAGCGAATCGCTGCCAGGGGGTGGCGGGACGTTTTAGCTGTAGTTCACGGACAAGGATATATTTGATCTAGGGGGAACATGCCGAAGATTGCGATGCTGCATAGCGAATGGAACGGGTGTGCTCATTGGCGAGTATTTGAGCCAGCTAGATTCTTGAATAAGCTTAAGGGATGGGAGATCGTTTATTTCCCAAAGACTAAGCAACTCAAGGGCAACCTCGATTACTACAAGAAGAAGTGCGAAGGCTGCGACCTGATTGTTAGTATGCGTGTTGACAACATCAAATCAGTTCAGATGCTCATGGTGCTTCGTCATGTATGTAAGGTTCCTTTGGTGTTTGAGACTGACGATGACTTCCAGAACGTGGATCATTACAATATCTCAGCTCATCATTGGAAGTTTGGATCAGAACCATATACTTGCGGCACTCTCCAGCAAGCTGAATCAGACCTAAACCAGTTCTCTACAATGCCACTCAAAAGGAAGTTTGGGTACGCTAACTCTTGGGTCTTACCTAACCTTATCGATGTAGAGAAGGTAGGTGCGTTAAGGCAGGAGAATGATACGGACTTCATTCGTATTGGCTGGGCTGGTTCTGCTACGCACTACAAGGATCTTCATGGTATTATACCAGCGATTGATCGTATTCTCGCTGAGCATAAGAACGTCAAGTTTGTACCTATCGGTATGAAAACTGATTTCATGCACAAGGATTACAATGAGCATGAGAAGGTTCATACCTTAAAAGATAGATATGAATATACCGAAGGCGCTCACTTCAGAAAGTGGCCCAAGCTACTTGCTGCTGCTAAGTTAGACGCTGTAGTCATTCCGTTAGAAGATATTGTATTTAACCGCAGTAAATCTAATTGCAGATATCTTGAGTTATCTTCACTTAAGATACCAGGTATCTACGGTGGCGTTACTCCATATTCAGATACGATCAACCATGGGAAAAATGGTTATATCGTAAATCCTATGGAGGTTTCTGCTAGAAAACTATCGAGAAGCACGATAGAGAAATGGTATGAGTATCTTAAGATGCTTGTCGAATCTAAAGATCTTCGTGAGGAGATCGGCGGAGCAGCACACGAGAACGTGAAGAACAACTACTCTCTTCAGAACAATCTCAATAAGTGGTCTGATGCTTACGAAGAAATGTTAAAATCGAATGTGTCCTTGCATGACATAGGTGAAGCTGAGAGATATTTTGAAGAAGAGGGGATAGACTTAGGAGTATAATATGCCTAATGAGACACAGGGCTATACAGTAGATGAGATCGTCGATGATGTTCAAACGATCATCGGTAACGATTCAACTGCTTTTAACACATACCTTTTGAACAGAGCAAACGACGCGCAACGTGAAATCTGCAATCTACATGACTGGTCTTTTCTTCACACAACTGGATCTATTACAGTCACAGCTGATAGTGCTACAGGTACAGTTCCCACTGGTTGTGTATCTATCGAAGATATCGTTGATACAACGAATGGAAGAAAGCTCAATCGTATTGAGCTAAGATCAATCAATCTCGTAGATCCAAGTGGTGACGACAAAGGAGATCCCACAGAGTATGCAGTGTGGGGCAGTACGACTCTTTACTTCTATCCAACTCCAGATACATCTGACACACTTACCTGCAAATACAAACAACGCGCTAACTACATGACCACTGGTGTCTATCCTATCATCCCCCCTGAGTATCAGTTCCTTATTATCCAGCGCCTTTTCACTATCGGTCTTCAGCATGAGACAGATGATCGTTATTCAGGCGAGTATCAGGTCTGGAAAGCTATGGTCACAGACTGTATTCGCTCTGATATGATTAGACTTGAAGGTGACGATAGAATCAAATGGCCTCAGGAAGAAGGCAAGACGAAGGGTGGAACAGATACCAATACTTATGCAGGCGCTCTGAGGAGCTGGTATGGTAGCTAGAAATCTATTGCTAGAGCGGAACTACCAGAACTTCGGTGGAGTTAACACGACTTCTGCAAAGACAAACCTTAATCCTAACGAAGCATCTGATATCAATAACGGCGACCTCACGACTACAGGGTCCGTGGTTAAGCGGCAGGGAATTAAGCCTCTGAATGGCGTTGCATGGAATACCAATAAGATCCGATTGATTCAAGAGTACGTTCGTGACGGATACGATAATCAGATCATTGCTTACGGTGCCAACTCAGGCAATACAAGTGGAGCGATTGCTCAGCTATCAGGAGCTTGTTTCGCTACTGGATCGTTCTTCACTGAAATCATCTCACTTACTGCGATACGTCGGCCTAGCTTTGTACAGTTCGGCGACCTCTTCTTTGTGTACAACGGCACGACAGACCGCACATGGGATGGTACAACGGCTCGACGTATTGGCATTGTGAAGCCCACTGGAGGCTGTACTCTAGGACAGACAGCATCTGGTGGGTATCTAGGTAACGGCGATTACATCGTTGGTTATACCTATCGCAACTCCACCACAGGCGCTGAGAGCAATCGATCAAGCCTTACAGCTGTAACCGTCAATGGTGGTGGCACATCACAGGTTATTGATGTTTCAGTTGTCCTTCCTGGCACTGCCACTACAGCAGATCAAATCAGAGTGTATCGTACTATCGCTAATGGCAATACGTTATTCTACGAGAAAGACTTAGCGATCACTGCGACTACTGCTACCCTTGGCGATACAGCAGCAGCAGCAGATAGTGTGATTATCGTTAATGTACTTGCTGAGAACGATAATGACTTACCTCCTGCTTCTAGCATAGCACATAAGATTGCGAATCGTATTTTCATGCGGAGTGAGACAAGCAAGAACGATGTCTACTTCACGAAGGTATCATCTCAGCATGGATCTATGCCTCAGTCGGTTCCAGCTGAAAACTATGCACAGTGCGACCCTGATGATGGAGATATTGTTGTAGCTATCAACGATGCGAATGGCATTCCTGTAGTTTTGAAGGAAAGGTCATTCGGTAGGCTTCTACAGACCGCTCAAAATACCTATATCTACAAGAAGATCGCTGATGTTGAATGTCTTGGTCATCATTGCGTAGCGAAGAAGGAGCAGAACCTTGTATGGCTCAGTAGGTCTAACTGCAATATGAGCGATGGAATGTCTGTTATTAAGGTAGGTAATCCTATTGAGACTACCATTCGTGGGATGAATTCTACGAGCGGTACTAACTTCTCTGGCATCTTGGCTGCCGATAAGCAACAGGTTAGGTTCTCCGTATGTGACGATAACGTAGGTACGAACGGAGAATGTGATCTCGTTCTTGTGGGTGATTATAAGCTCAGCCAGCCTCAACTTAACTGGACGTTCTATCGTCCTGCTGGAAGCACCTATCCTTCCGTACAGGCAAGGATTGGATCAGATAACTCCATCCAGCAACTCTTTGGTAACGCTGTAGGCAATGGCTTTGCCTATCAAATGGATACGGGATACACCGATAAAGTGGACTGGAGTACTAACTACGGTATCTATTTCGAGTATGTCACACGATGGATTGACTTTGGAATGGATAGCACAAAGCTATTCAAGTATATCAATGCGAAGTTTAATTCATCTACTGGCGGCAATTCTACGTTATTCATCGGCGCTCAGTATAACTATGTCGATACAACTACTTCAGTGAAGGATGTATCTCTCAACGTCGGTCAAACGATTTGGGCTGATGCTTCTGAATACACTGCTAAGTGGGGAGAACAACTGTGGGCTGCTGATGATTTCTTCGATATTAACTGTTACCTTCAGAAGAAAGCGAAGCAAACGAGAATCGTATTTAGAAACTCACTTGCTGGTATCGCTATAGAGGTACTTGGATATGGCGTGTACGCAGGAAGGATGCCGTTCAAATAATGAAAGTCATTACAAACAGAATACCAGATGATCTGAAGATAGATGAATCTATCGAAGCGATAGCAACTGTTCTCAACGGACAGATAGAATCTGACAATCTTAAGTACGAGTCTATCTCTGGTACGACGCATGCTACTGGCGGTACGGCAAAGTTATTCGTACATAAGCTTAAAGCTGTTCCGAAGTTCTGGCTTCCGAGCATAGGTGATGTTTACGTTAAAGAGTTTACGTCTGAAGCTGTAGATATTCGCTCAACAGCCAATTCAACAACCTTTACAATTCTATTAGTGAGGTAATCATGGCTCATATAACTCTACCAAATGATGATGTTAGTGGAAACTTACGCGATGGTACTGATTACGCGAAGGGTTCTTATGTGTACGCAAACGATAAGGCTCTTCGTGACGGCATAAATGGTGGATTAGATAACACAAATCTCAAAGCAGGAGCTGGTATCGCTGCTTCTAAGATTGCAGACACTGCTGTAACGCTAACAGCTACTCAAACAATGTCAGGTAAGACACTTACCTCTCCTGCTATCAACGGTGGAACGATTGAGTCTTCTCCGATTGGAGCTACAACTCCTGCTGCTGGATCGTTCACTTCTCTTACTGCAACATCAAGTTTCATTCCATCGTTAGTTCCAGGTCAGGTTCAGAACCTATCATGGACTAGGGGTACTGGAACAACATTAGGTACAATTACTATAGCTAGTGCAGATGGTACTGATTTAAGTGCTAGTAATCCTGCGTGGGTATGCATTGGTTCTACTACGAAGGTTGGTGGGTTTGTTACTCTAAAGGTTACAGCTAATGTGACATTCATTGACGATGGTGGCGTTAGCGATTTAGCAGGCTGGACATTTGGAGTTACAACTGGAGTAGCATGGAACGAATGGATGCCAGTGACAATCTATGCACTTAACAAAGATGATACAGATGCAGGTCTTGTGTTTGGTTTTAGCAGGAAGCCAAATG